TGGGCGATTCTCGCGGCTTTAGGAATTAGCCGCGGGAGGGGGCAGCTGTGACGGGACGTCATCGTATCGAGAACGTTCCGGAGTCAGTGGCATTTACCGTTGACTATGAGTCCGAAAGGACTTTTGGTCTAGGTTGCCTCTGGTCTCTTGCAGCTGCCGGGATCGCAGCTCTCATTGGTCTCTTCCTCGGGACCATTGCTAGCTGTGATCCAGGTCCGAGCAACACTCAACCTGCACAGCCTGTGCAGGTTGAGGATACCCGATCCTCGCAGGAGTCATCTCGTGGCGTTTGCCGACCCTCAGACCGTTACTATCAATGCGGTCGCGAACTCTCTTCCTCGGACGAGCGTTCGTGACAGTGCTTCCATCTACGCTTCGGCTGATGGAAACACTGCCTTGACGATCTCGCATGCCTATGGCAAGCGGAACCGTCGTGTGGCGCGCCTTGATTTCCGGAAGACTGCTCCGGATCCGCTGTACCCGGCCCAGAACACCCCCTTCAACATGTCTTGCTATGTTGTCGTGGATGTTCCTAAGGTTGGGTTCTCGGTTACGGAGCAGAAGCAGATTGTGGATGCCCTCACGGGTTATCTCACTGCTACTTCCGGTGCAGCAACCACCCGCCCTCTCGGGGGTGAGAGCTGATCGGTCTGACCTCTCAGAAATGAGAGGAGCAGGTCCACGGTAGACGCATGAGTCGGGATGGCTCACCGTCCGATATAGATCGGAGGGGGCCATGAAAAGCCTCATGTGTCTCTTGCGGGAGGTTCTCCTTGACAGGGGAACCTGGTGTCGCGTTAGCACCACTCACGATTGGAAAACGATCGTGAGTCGTGTCGAACACGAGGGGATGCCATTTCTGGCGATCACCTTACCTGCCTTCGCCGATGACCTCCAAAAAGGTCTAGACGATGGCAAGGTAGACTCTCAACTCTTTCGTGGGTGGAAACGCCCACGTAGAGGAGGTCTCCCCCTATTTCTAGGCGGTTTCCTCGGTCTTGTGTTCGACCGTGCTACTGGTGTGTTGCTCGATGAACCCAACGTCGATGCGATCCAGGCAATGCGTCAGATTACTCTGATGTTTGCCAAGGTCGCTACCGGCGGTCTCGTGAGAGAGGGTATCGTTGACAATGACTACCTTCGTAAGAAGGAGTCGTCAGCGATCTCTAAGTTCATCGAGTGTGAGCAGGATGTCCGAAAGTCCGATCGTCAGTTTCAAGCCGAGAATCTTTCTCAGTTTGAACGGATCGGGCGACTGCTTTGGGCAGACGTTCTGCAACGAGTAGATGAAGATGTCTACTACGAACGTCTGGTTCCAAAGCACGGGCCCGGTGCCACCGCCGATCGGCTTGTGGGAAACCACAAGTACGAGCAGGATGAGTGGACTGCCCGGCTCGAAGCCGTCTTTCCGTTTCTCAACGGATACGTAGCTCCCCGAGAGGGGGCCTACGCCGACTTCGAGCATGTCGACATCCTCGAACCCGGAGCTGAGAGACCCGTCAGGGTCATAACAGTTCCTAAAACGCTGAAGACGCCGAGAGTCATCGCAATTGAGCCTGCTGCAGTGCAATACTCGCAGCAAGCCGTTGCGGAGGCCCTCGTTGGTTATCTGGAGGGGAATGACAACCCCTACAGGTCCATGATCGGATTTACGGACCAGAACCCGAATAGGGAGATGGCCCGTGAGGGATCTCTTTCGGGAGGTCTCGCTACGCTAGATCTTAGCGAAGCATCCGATCGTGTCTCCAATCAGCTCGTACGTCTTCTCGTTGCTCGTCAGCCGCATGTTGCGGCGGCTCTCGATGCGACCAGAAGTCGGAAGGCTGATGTGCCTGGCCATGGTGTTTTACGCCTGGCCAAGTTCGCGTCTATGGGTTCAGCCCTCTGCTTTC